ATAAATTATCAATATCATCAGAATTAAAAGATAAGCACGATTGGTTTTGGTATTATAAAGAATATCAAAGATTGCACAAATTATTAGAAAACACATTATTAGAAACAAAAAATAAAACAAAATAAGTTATGAGCAACATCGGAATCGCAGAATGGATAGTAATAGTTGCATCAGCTATTGTACTTATCCCATCATTTAGAAAATTAGTATTCAGTATCTTTAAACCCTTAAAAAAATAAAGTATGAAAAAAATGAAATCAGTAACGGAAATCGTACAAAAGTATTATGATGAGTATGGTGATAATTTTGGTTTAGAAATTATCAGAGATAAAACCTTTCCAAAGCAAGTTGAGATTAAAAACTTTTGGGGTAAACTTAACATTTACGAAGAAATATCCAGAGATTTACGATTAGAAGGTTACACAGTATTTGGATAATTTAATAAAATAAATTTGGTAATATGGATTATTCTTCGTATATTTGTATTGTGTTTTTTTAGTTCTGTCATTCGAATTGTTACATTCACAAAGGGAAGGTGTAAAAAACTTTCCCTTTTTTTTAACGTTTGGGATTTTAACAGGCTACTTATTATAGGGGAATAAATAAATAAATAAATTATGGCAAAAAGATTTACTGACACAAACAAATGGAACGATGTATGGTTCTCACAATTACCAAATGACTACAAGTTAGTTTGGATTTATATTCTAGATACCTGTGATAATGCTGGTATATGGTTAAAGAATATAAAAAATCTTAATTTCTTCTGTAATACCAATTTAACTGAAGAAGATTTAATTAAGACATTCTCTAATAAGCTTTCTAAAATTACTGAAGAAAAAATGATAGTAAATAAATTTTGTACTATTCAGTATGGTGATAATTTCTTAGAAAGTAAAAATAAAGCTGTTCTTTCAGCAATTAAAACATTAACTAATTTAAATTTAATTAAAGATGTAAAGGGTATTGCTACCCTATCTATACCCTATACATACCCTATCGATACCCCCAAAGAACAAGAACAAGAACAAGTTAAAGATAAAATTAAAGAAATAGTAAAAGAAAAAGAACAAGAAAAAGTTAAAGCAAAAGAACAAGAGTTTGATGAAGTTTTTGCTGGAATGTATTAAAATAATCAGTTATGAATAATCAAGATTTATTTGAAAAATATTTGATGACTAGAGAAGAAGTTAAACAAATCCAAACTCCTGTCTCAGCTTCTATTGATATTTTAGAACCAAAGAAAATGCTTGGAAGTTCTAATATATCAGAAGAAGAATTTGATAAGATGTTTGAGGATATAATAAAAACAAAAAACAAAATGAAAAACAACGAACAATTAAATAAGATATTTGATTATGAAGCTGACAAATTAAATTGGGAGGAATCCAATTGGCCCGATGAATTGAAGGAGCAGGAATACAAGAATAAATCTCAAAGAATTCTTTCAGATATAGAGATAAAGGATGCTTTTGATAAGATGTTTGAGGATATAATAAAAACAAAAATATGATACAAATACAAAAAACAAAAGATAAGGTAATACTATCTACAACCACAGAATTAGATTATGAAGATGTGCAAGATTTAGTATTAGACCTTCAGAATTGGTTAATAGAAAACAATAAAGAAGACCATACAAAATCTAAAGCATATTTGGAAGCAAAAGCACAAAATGCTAGTAAGAATAAACTTGCAGATGATATGAGAAGATGTTTTGTGGATTTACTTGATAGTGAATGGATTCAGAAAGAATTAACAACCTATGAGTTAGACCCAAAGGATAGAGCAATTATAGTAAAGAAAACAAAGTTAAAAGATGAAACAAAAAAAACAAAAAGAATATAACTTAGAAGAACTCCTAAAGAAATCACCAATGGAAATAACAAAGGAGGAAATGATGTTTGTATTAGATAATATGAACTTAGAAGAAATTACAGCAGCGGCTATGGAAAAAAGTAATTTGGTAACTAAAAAAGCAAATGACGAAAAATAATTTTGATTATATATATTATTGCTTGAGTGGTATTTTATTTAAATTGCCATTTGTATATTTGTTCCACTCAGCATTTATTCACCCTATGAATAATACGGGACTTGGTTTTTACCAGGTCCCATTTTTTATGTCTTTTTCAAAACCTTTATAATTATATTAAACTACCAATAAATGGCAAACACAAAACACAAATTAAAAGAGATAGTAGGATTTGAAGACTACTATGCTTCAGAAGATGGAACTATTTGGAGTACCAAAATATCCTATCGTTACAACCCAACAGGTGAATTAAGATTAGTAAGACCACGCATACATCCTAGTGGATATTTATATTATGGATTATTCGTTGGCAAAGGACCTAATAAAAAAAGGTTATGGAGAAGAGGTCACAGATTAGTTTACGCAACATTCGTAGGTAAGATTCCTTACTATGATAGAAATGGAAAACAATTAGATGTAGACCATATTAATCAGGATACGCATGATAATAGTTTAGCTAATCTAAGATTAGTAACTCACTCAGAGAATTGTAAAAATAGAAAACGTACAAAATGAAAAGGATAAAAATAGGCGATTGGGTTGAAGCTCTAATTCACGTAATAACATTCGGATTCGGAGAAAGATTAGCATTAGGTGTAGCTAGGCTATTTGGAAAGAATTCATGTGGATGTTGTGAAAGACAGCTTTGGCTTAATCGCCTTACTAATCCCCATTTGGAAAACAATTGTGGAGGAGTAAACTTTTAAAAGAAACTAATATGAAGAAAGACGAGTTTTACATTATGAGAGCACCCTTTTACGCTGAGGGATTGATTGATATGATTAATTTTATAAATACAATTAGACCTACATCAGAAATGCGTATTATTGAAATAGGTAGTTATGTTGGTGAGAGTACTATGATATTTGCTGATAGATTCAAAGAAGTAGTATCAGTAGACCCCTTTGTTAATTATGATATTGATTTTGATTTTATTTCAAACGGATTCGCACCATTTGATAAAGTCTATGAACAATTTATAAGGAACACATTATCAATTCCTAATATAAAATCAATAAGAGAAACATCTCAAAACGCATTATCTATACTGAAAGACCAGCAATTCGATATGGTTTACATTGATGGATTGCATACATACGAAGGTGTATCACATGATATAGCTAATTATAAAACTTTAATTAAGCCAGGTGGATTTGTTTGTGGACATGATTATGGATGGGATGGTGTTAGAAAGGCTATTGTAGAATTACTTGATGATAAAGTAGATGCTACATTTAAAGATGCTAGTTGGGTAAAACAAATATCATAATATGGAAAACAAATACACACCATTATCAGAAGAAGAATACAATCAATTAAGGGCACACTTAGAAGGTGTTAAAAACCATTTACCCGAACACCTGATGAATCCTTTTTGGAGTTGGTGTAATCGTATCAGAGGTGAGAGAATAAATCAACCCTGTGGTTGCAAATCAGCCGGAGCCCTATGGGGAAGATGTGTTGAAGACCTAAGAAAATATGTTAGAGAAAGAAGTGAATAAAGTTCAATCCGAAAATAATATCCGCTTAGATACACTATATAGACAATCACATAATTGGTTGTTAGCCGTCTCATACAATTTTTGTAAAGATAAAGAAGTAGCAGATGAATTAGTTGGTACATTGTATTTGTATTTAGCAGAGAAATGTAATCCCGCTCTTTGGTATCTCAATTCATTTAATCTAATGTACTGCCACTCATTCCTTAAAAGCCGTTTCTTAAATAAAATAAAAGCGGATAAACGTAATGTTCAATTACCTAACGAATGGGATAGTACAGATGTAGAGTATAACGTAGAAGATGATGAAAAGTTTGAAAGAGCATATAGTGAGGTATTAGATGAATTCAAAAGAATGGAAAGAACTAAACTATGGCCTGCTTCTAAGTTAGCACAATTATATTACTATGATGAAAAGGTAACATTAGATAAGTTATCAGAAAAGATAGGGATATGTAAATCCACATCGTTCACACAAATTAAGAAAGCTAAATTACATATAAGAGAGACAGTAAAGAGTCCTTTCAAAAATTAGGTACAACCCTATTATAACCTAATCCTGAGGTACTTCAATACAAAGGTAAGGGTTTATGTTAAATTAATATACATTCATTAAAATAATGGCAAAATACCATTAAACCATATATGGCAAAATTTGAAAAAGGACATAAGTTAGCAAAGGGAAGACCGGCTGGTTCGGTAAATCGTTCAACTGAAATGATGAGATTAAGTGTTGCCCGTGCAACCAATACAATATTAGATACCCTCGCAACCGATTTACAAAAGATAAAAGAGAAAGACCCGAAAGGAGCTATTGATATTGCACTTAAATTATTAGAATTCAATCTACCTAAACAAAGTAGAGTAGAAATGAAAGCAGAGATAGAGCAAAGAATACATCAGATATCAGTAAACATAACGCAAAAGAATATAGATGAATCTGGAAATTAATACTACAGTTACATACCAACATCAAAACGATTCACCAACGCGTACCACAATACACTATGGAGGAACGAGAAGTGGAAAGACATACGCTATCTTACAATGGATAATAGTAAAGTGTTTAGAAGGAAGGGAAGATGTGACAATAGTAAGAAGGACAATACCTTCACTCAAAAGAACTCTACTTAAAGATTTCAAAGAAATAATGCAATCGTTAGGAATATGGAATGATAATGATTTCAATATATCAGATAGAGTATATAAGTTCTATACTGATTCAGAAATTAAATTTGTATCAACAGATGATCCTGAAAAACTAAGAGGATTGAAATCATCAATTTTATATATTGACGAAAGTAA